ATATCTAGCGTAACCATAATACCATTCTGTATCAAAATCATATAATTCTATATTTTCTCCATCTTTAAAATCCAATATAGTATAAATTCTATTTTCATTTCTTTTATATTTTCCGATAACGGGAAATTCATCTTTGATATACATTTTTCTCTCTTTAGGCTTGTACTCTAAAGCCTTTTCCCAACATTTTTTACAATCTGAATCACAATAATCATCTTTACTTATAATAGGACAACTATTCCCTACATTCTCTATAAGTTTTTTAAAAGATATTTTACCTTCAAAATAAAGTTTTAAATTTATATATTGATTAATTACATCAGATATATATTCTAAATCATCTTTAACCGTAAAAACTATGTTTTCATATTCCTCTAATAAAATTTTATTCATATTACCACCTCAAAGTCCTTAAAATCTATTCTATCATTAAACAATTCTAAATATATTTCTTTACCTTTATCGGTAGGAGAATCTTTATAGTCTAATAATCCATTCTCTAAAGAATCCCATATAACCGATACTTTTACACTAGGGGGAATTCTATAAGCTAATTTCATTATTTTAGCTCTCCACTGCAACTCTTCTTGTTTATTCTCATATTGCTTATCGAATGCAAATACTATTTCTTCAACTCCTAAAGATATAAGCATTTTAATTTGTTCATAACTTAAATTAGAACCACATACTGCAACAGAATTATTATCTTTAAGATAACTATTAAGTTGCATAGTCCCCTTTTCTCCTTCGAAAAGCACTGCCACTTTCATTTTTTTTATTGATTCTTTATTCTGCCAATAACCATACAAATTATATTTCAAGCTATGAGAATACATTTGTCCTTTAAAATAAAATGGAACGTATTTACCAAATTTTTCTGCAACTTCTTTATCTAAATTTCTAACTCTTACCCCTACAATCTCTCCTGTGTCCCAAGCAAAATGAGGAATGATAATTTTTTCTCCTATTTCATCATACCTTATATCATATTTTTTTAATGTTCTGAAAGTTATTCCTTCATTCTCCCACATAGGCAATCTTTTAATAGGAAATCTTCTATAAGCAAACGGCTTCTTTTGTTTGGGTAAGGACGGGACTTCAAGTTTATCTATATCTATTTCTCTTCTTTGTGGTCGACTTCTTGATTTTCTCCCAACTCCATGTCTGTGATACTTACCATTAACACCAAAGTAAGAATTTATTATACTCATCGCCTCTTTAAAGTCGCATTCTTTAATTTTCATAGTTAAATCAGCTAAACTATTAATTGCACCACAATGAGAAAAGCAATAAAAATTATGAGTATCTTCGTTATAATATAATTTAGGGGAAGTGCTACCATGACAAAATGATTCAAATATAGCGTTATTATTATAGCCTTCACGAGTTACACATTTACCTTGAAGAATTTCCTCCACAAAATTTATTACTTGGTCTTTGTTTAAATCTTGTAAGATACTCATAACTTTCTCCTTTCTTATACGATTTCTTCAATCAATCTTTTAAGTTTATTAAAGTTTTTTTCTATACAATCTATATCCATTTGTATGATACATTCTTCATTTATCTCGTTTAAGCAATAATCACAAGAGTAGAATACTCTCATATAACAATTTTCAATGTCTACAAGTTTAACAGTCTCTTTTTTTAACTTCTCAAGATTGTCTAATATTTCATTCTTATTCATATTACCCCTCCATTTTAAGAATCACCTTTAAAAATGATTTTCTCGATTATAAATAATATTAAATAAACTACTAATAAAACACATATTAAACCTATCACATCATCACCTTTTCTTATTATACTTATATTATATCACACTTTAATAATGTTGTCAAGTACTTTTAATAAAATAATCCTGTATAAACGTTATCTACATACGCAACATCTTTAATTCTACCATAGTCTCCATTGAATTCCTGTAAAATAATTATATTTGAATCACTGGCTTCCCTACACTTATCTAAGAAAGCTAATATATAATGTTTATTTTTATCTAGTGTAAGTTCATCATCAAAATCTCCTTCTAATCTTCTTCTAGCAGGAGTAGTTTTATCTACTATCTTAAAATATTTTTTCTTAAAGTTGCCATTCCTATCTTTTCTCCAAACATACGGCTTTAAAAACATTCTATCATCTTCTTCGTCTAATTCTTTTGGATTTACCTTCCTAGTTAATAGAAGAAGTCCTGCAACATCTTTAACGTGTTTTGACCCTGCTAGTAAACTAGATGTTAAGAAACTTGCTTTACCAGTCATAGAACCCATAAGTTGCATAGGTAATAATATCTTACAATTCATTTCTTTACCAAATTTATCTAAGGCAACTGAATTAGCCATTAATTCTTTAACACTATCCTCTTGTGATTCGGCTTTAAATGTTTCTACAATTAATGTTGAGAAACCTTCTGCTAGAATTAACTTCTTAGCCTCTCTCATTATTTTATCGACAGAGAATTCGCTAACACTATAAAATGCAATAGTATCTTTATATCTTTCTTTAATAAATTTATTGGCTTTTAAAAAAACTTTCTTTTCTTCATCATTAAAATTAAAATGTTTAATCTTTGTTCTATTTAATGTGAAACAACCAAATACATATGCAGAAATATAAGATAATAACATTGTTCTAAAATATTTAATCTGTTGTTCATTACTTACTAGAATTACTTTTTCTCCATTCTCTACAAGGGACATAGCGATATTTGTTATAAGCGTAGTTTTCCCGACTCCACTAAAAGCTCCAAAAATCGCTACACCATTTCCACTACTTAATCCATCAGTACTTTTACTAAGAAGTGGAAAGTTCTTATGATATTTAAACTCTCCATTTTCTGTCTCCCAAGTTAAAGTAGTATCATAATAAGTTGTGTCATCATCTACTTCTCCTTCTTCAATTTGCTCAAGTTCTTCATCAGAATAAAATAAATATTCTCTTACCATATCTGTTGCAACGCTTCTTACATTCACACTTGACAACTGCATATCAAAGAAATCTAAAACTTGTTGACTACTCATAGAAGTAAATTTGTCGGCAGGTACAATTTTCTTACCTCCTACCGATATCTCCTTATTTATGTCAATAGCTAACTTCTCTGAAACTTCTTCTATTAGATTATATTTGATTACTTCATCTAAATGTGAATAGAAGTTTTCTACATTAGCTAACTCCTTAATCTTTTTAAACTCTTTTGCTCCTCCATAGTCCTCAAAATCTTGAGTTAATGCTTCTGAAAGTTTAAGGAAATTAATAACAGTAAATTCATTAACTTCCCTATATCTTGTAGATAATTCAGAAACTAATTTAAAATAAAATTTATTCTTAGGAGTAGAAAAATCATCTTCTATTAAAGGTGTTTCACTTATTAAACTTAAATCTTGAAGAAGGCATGATATTAACATTTTTTCAGCAGTCTCTTTTTGTTCATTCATTATTTCACATTCTACATCTAATGTTCTCGCCATTTTACCACCTTCCTTATAGAATATCCATTAAACCTCTTTTTACTTTCTTTCTTTTAACAACAGGTTTTTTAACTTCTGTGTCTACTTCTATATTAGCACCGATATCTTCATACTCTGTTGTATCTTTAGTTGGTTTACCTGATCTACTAAAATAATCTTTTATCTCTGAACGTATAATTGCAAATATATACAAAATCTTTTGATATTCATTCATATCTCCATTAACTAATTTCTTATCTAAAGACTCTTTTATATATTCTCCTTTATCTAAAAGAAATTTATTTACTTGTCTCCTAGAATATCCTGCATCATATATTTTTGCAAATTCTTTATTTTTTGTATTATTAATACAGGTATACCCTATAATCTTGTCAAAAAGAATTTGATTTTCTCTAAGCAACTCTGTATTCTTTTCATGTTCTCTATATTCTTCTTCTGAACAATAATATTGATTTTTCTTTTTACCATTTTTATCTATCTTTGGGAAATTAAATGCCACATCTGTTGTTAAAGGTTTCCCACATAATTTACATTTACATTTATAAACTTTTGTCATATAGCCCTCCTCCTACTAATCTAATTCTCTATATTTCAATTCATCTAAAGTGTGTATCTCTCCGTTATTAAATCTACATACAGAACACCCTATTTCATCAGCAACATTATAACATTGAACGTCCCAACATCGGATTCCATGTTTCTTTATTTCGCTTAAAGGTAATTCTGATGCACCCCAATAATCCCCCCATAAATTTACTTCTATTAATCTCTGATTACATTCTATAATATCTAATTTTTCTTCTTTTACTTTATGAAAAATAACGGGGCAAATATGACAATCTATATCATATGTGGAACATAAAATATCATCACAATTTACATAATTTTCTTGTTGTCTATATTTTTTAGGTAATATTGGAATGAACATTTCACCTATTCTAACTTTCTCACTCACATTAATCTCTCCTTTCTATATATTAATTATATCATATTTTAACAATGTTGTCAAGTATTTTTTTAATTTTTATTATTTCCATTTTCTAGGCATTTTAATCTCGTTAATCTATTTCTCTCCAAATTATTTTTTCTAAAAAATAAGTCCTATCATCATTAAATTTACAACGTTCACAATCCATTTCTTTTTTCATGGAGCAACATTGTATATCACAACAATTTATTCCATTTTCTACTATATCTTTTAAAGTTTTATTTGTCATGCTCCAAAATCCCTCACACAATCTTATTTCTACCAATTTTCCATTAGTCTCAATAATACTCATATCGTCATCATGGATTTCCCCAAAATCCATAGGACAGTCTCCACAATCTATGTGAAAACCTTCGCATAAAATATCCTCGCAGCATATAAATCCTTTTTTAAATTGATATTTCTTCGGTACTATAGGTATTAATTTTCCATTTATTTCAATCTTTCTCATATTATTTTCTCCTTTCTTATATGTTAATTATATCATATTTTAACATTATTGTCAACTATTATTTAAAAATATTGTATCAATTATATCAATAAGCGATATAATCATTAATGTTGTAGCAATATCAATATAGTTCCATTTTATATATAGAATAGCTATAATCATTAATATTAAATCTTTCCTAATTTCTTTAAACATATTTTCTCCTTATTAAAAAGGGTAGATATTTCTACCTACCCAATTTATATTATAAACTTCTTCTTGATGATTTTGGTTTAGTAACAGGTTTTGTTTCCTCTTCCTCTATTATTAAATCACTCGCATCGGTATCATCTTCTGAGAAACTTAATCCTAATAATGAAGTTATTTGATATCTTTTTAAATATGTCATTAGAGAACCATAACCTTGTGCTTCTAGTTTAGGGGGTATTAAAGATATTGAATTACTCTCTATAAATTGCCCTGTTTCAACATGAATTAATCTAGTTTTAATACATATAGAGTTTTCTTTTGTTCCACTTATAGGAAGTTGTATTAAAATTAATCCTTGGTCATTTAAAATAGGTCTAGTTACATTTAATATTTGAGATAAACTAGCATAACTAGATTCGTGAAATGGATTCTCTGCATCCTTTTCTACTGTTGTAAAATGCTTATGAAATCCTGCCAAAGCCTTGTATAGCTCTGTAGTATTATCGCTAGAATAAAACTGAACATCTGAATTACCTATTTGTTTATTAACATTAAATTTACATTTACACTCCATATTTGCCTCCTTTAAAGAGTGAGGAATTTCCTCGCCTAATATTTTTTCATTAATTACATTTTCCATAATTATCTAACTCCCTTCAAATTAAAATGGCACTTCGTCTTCGGCTACTTCTACTTCTTCACCTTCTACTTCTTCACCTTTTTCTTTTTTAATATCATCTACTTTTTCTTGAAGTCTTTCAATTCTTTCGTCTATTGCTTGATGCATTAATTCTATATAATGAGAAGTGAATGGGAAGTCCTCTTGACTAGGAACAGTATAGCAAAATTCTTCTTCTTCTCCTTCTTCAAGGTCGTCATATACTGGTTTTATATATTCATCATTGTCGTCTAAAGTCATAATTGGAGCAGAACAATTAGTTAATTCAAAATAAGTTTCAATCTGAACCCTATTTTTAACAGATTTACCTATACCTCTGCTTTTCTTAGCTTTAGCTACAGATTTAATAAAATCAAATTCTATATAAAGTATATCTCCTACTTTAAGTTCTTCTTTAATGTATTCGGCATATTCTTCATTATGAGTTCTTATTTTCATTATAAATCCATTTACTTTATCTTCTTTTTCTTCCTCGTTATAATAAGCATAATTATTAACCAATACACTTAGCTCTAAAGCATTACCATCAATATCAGTTATATCTTCATAACCTTCAAGCATACAATAAATCATACCTTTAGAACCTTTAGTAATAGGGAATTTACTATCTTCTTGAGTAGTACAGAATACCCCTCCTACTCTAGTTCCTCTGTCAACAAACTCTCCTTCTTTAGTAACATATTTATTTTCTTCAAATTTCAATAAACAGTTAACTATTTCGCCTTCTCCGTCATCTTCAACTGTTCTACACTCTGAATAGAGTTTTTTCATTTTAGCATATGTTTTATTTGTATTTCCGTTACCAGAGTATTTTCTAATAAAGAAATCAACATCAGTTGACTTCCCTTCTTCTGTTTCAACCTCCATAACAAATCTAATGGCTTCATCTTTTTTACCTTTATTAGTTATTGCTCCGTTTTTAATTGCTAAAACTTCACCATTTACATATCCTTCGGAATATCTCACTCTTTTCTCTTTATCTGCCATATTATCATTCTCCTTTCATATTTACATCTTAATTATATCATATTTTAATAATGTTGTCAAGTACTATTCACAAGATTTTTCAATTTCTTTTTCTATTATCTTTTTAGCCATTCTTAATTTACAAAGTTTATACCCTTTATTAACATCAAAAGTGTCACTGGGGTGGACTTTTGAGGACACCTTACCATAAGTAGGAGACTCCATCACCACCATTTCTCTGTTATATCTCCACTTAACAGGGACTTTTTTATTAGCTATATTAATTACGTCTGTTCTCCAATCTGTCCAAGCTATTTTAAACAGTTTATCTACCATATCTCCATCTACTAACATAAACTCTACAGAATTCCCCTTTTTTAAAGTTAATTCATACCCACAACAATGATTAAATGTTTCTACCATTTTGAAATCATGTAATACATATGTTTCTTTAGTAATAACATTCACTAATTTATCACCATGTTTAAATTTCATATTAATTCTCCTTATCTTTTATTTTTTATATATATAAATATTATTCTTCGTAATAAAACTCCCAACATATATCAAAAAAATCTGTTTCTTCATTCCATTTTAAACAATAATATTCATATCCTTTATAATTTCTTCTGCAATAATCACAATTTGCACAATAATGTTCTCTCATTTTATCAGCTCTCTTCTCGTTTTCTATACTTATATTATACCGTATTTTAATAATGTTGTCAACCCTATTTAAATAAGTTTTTAAAAATATTTTCTAACACTGGAACGGCAATACTATTACCTATTTGTTTATATAATTGAGTATCAGAAGTTGGTACATTTTTAGCTTTATAAAAATCATCATCACTAAATCCCATCAATCTCCAACATTCAAGTGGAGTTAATCTCCTAATTTTAAAGTTAGTAACAACTTCCCCGTCTATTACTAATGGTTGTCTCCAACCTCCTTGCATAGTGTCTAAAGTAGGAGATATAAATTCTTTATCATAAATACTTCCTGCTTGATGTCTTCTGCCTTCTTCATCAAATACTCCACCTAATCTAACTGGAAGAACTTCTATAATCTGTTTAGGTTGCTTATAGTCTCTCGCAGAAAGAGTTGAGATACATTTATTGGGATTATATACCCAAGCAGAGGTACAATTACGATATTTAACATTACCATTTTCATCACATGGATGTGGAGCAGTTGTCCCTAAAACCTCTAAACATTCATTATTTAATCTATCTTGAGGGAATTTAAAAAATCTGTCTTGCATTTCTTGAGATAAATAATATTTGTCTTCAACTGAATCTTCTAATATATCTTTAAGTTTTAATTTTAACGGAAATCCTTGAGGAAATTCAAAGGTATGCTTATCATCTAATATGCTAACAACATAAATACGTTCTCTGTTTTGAGGCAAACTAAAATCTTTCGCATTTAATATTTTATAATAAGAAGTATATCCAACTTCTTTTAAATCTTCTATATACTGATTAAAATTATGTATATGTTTTTTACTCATTACGTTTTTAACATTTTCCCAAATAACATATTTGGGTTTAACCTTTTTAATTATATCTACACTGTACCACATAAGACTACTTCTAGTGCCACTTCCTTTATCTCCACCTTTGCCCTTACCTGAAACAGAGTAGTCCTGACATGGGCTTCCATGTACGATAATATCAATATTTTGAGATAATAACTTTACATCTATTGAACTTACATCACCTAAATTTAAATTCTCACCTACTCCATGTATTGCACAGTAACTTTTAATCGCAAATTTATCTATCTCACTAAATCCAACTAAATCATAATCCACATTAGCATTTTTAAGTGCTTTTTCAAAAGCACCTATACCACTGAAAAGACTAAGTAATTTCATAATGTCACTCCTTTTTAATAGTGTTGTCAAGGGGAATTACCCCTTAACAAGTTATTTAAAATATAATAAATATACAGTTCTTTTTCTTACTCCCATATTATTAACTCTTCTATAATATCTTTTATTACTTTCACCTTTAATTCTAGGAACGTATACGTCTAATTTATAAGGAGTATTTAAACCTCGTCCTCCCCTGTCACGAACTGTCTTCATCCCTAATCCTTCTATATACATACGCTGTCTTAAAGGATAATAATTATTAGCAACTGTTTGACTATTTAATTTACCCAAAGTACATCTTCCTACATATTTGCTTCCGCCATTTTCACAGGCTAAAGAAGTATAGTAATATATTTTACAAGTAACCTTTCTTACCTTTCTAACTTTTCTTCCTGTTTTTTTAGTCCAATATCGTGTGCTTGTTTTTGAATAAGCATCTACATAACTACTGTCCGTGGGGCAATAAAAAGTACTTCCAAGCACTACTCCTACTGCTAATCCTACTGCTAATATTTTCTTTTTAATTCTTCTCATTTAATCACCTCTATAAAAATATTTTCCCACCCACCAATCCCATAAATCTTATCTATCTTTTTATATTTCTTAGCTCATTAATTATATCATCAAAGAAATCATCTATTCCTGTTTCTGAGACTCTAATTACACCAAAAGGAGTTACAAAACGTTGCATATCTTTTTTATTAGATTTTTTAGATTTACCAACGAGTCTAACACTATTTTCTGTATGATTACAAATCAATTCTTTCCCATCAGTCATTAATATAACTCCACTTTTAGGTTCGAATAATACAAATTTTGCCTTTTTCCATGTATCATTGCCTACAGAAAATTCAACATCTGTTCCTAATTCTACTTTACTCCAGTCGGTCTTGCTTTCTTCTTTTTCTCTGTCCCATACTAATTTCCCAACTTCGTTAAATACTTTCATTATATCTTTTTTACTATCAAGTTTATGATTCATTTTTTTATCATATTCATTGTTAAAGGCTTTAAAGTATATATCCTTGCCTTCTTTTAAAGGCTCTCTTATTGCCATTATATCTCCATTAAATATAAAGTATTTTTCGTTTGCCTTTTTTTCTCTTAATACCACTCTAAAATTTCTTCCATAAGTTTCTATCATACTATCACCTATCCCTTTCTTTATTATACTTATATTATATCATAAACTCATATTGTTGTCAAGTGTTCTCTTGAAATTTTTTCCATTTATTTTAAATCATGAATATTAAATGAAAAATCTTTACACTTATCTCTAAGACTGACAATTCTAATTAATGGTCTGTTTTTTATACAATATCCTTTAGTTGCTTTATCACTACTTCTAAATCCTATAAAATAATCACACATCCAAAATCTTTGCATATCTTCTCCTAACCCAACCTTTCTTTAGCTATATCAAAATATTC